CGAGGATTGAACTCGCGACCTTACGCTTACTAAGCGCATGCTATAACCACTAAGCCATGGGAGCATATCTGGGTGGGTATCCCCCCAATGATAAATAATTACGAATTCTTTATATTCTTTTTTCCTATTATTTATTTTTCTATTATTTTTCTATTATTTTTCTATTATTTATTTTTGGCGGTTCCGAAACTAAAAATCCCAAGAGTAACATACCGATTGTTTCCGTATCTATATTTTTGGAACGGCATATATCATCAACAATTAAATAATGTTTTACATAATTTTTAACTTCATTCACATCTTTGATTTGGTATAAAATATCTCTGATTTGATTTGCTGGAGACCACATATTTTTATTAGAAATGAAACTACAACACATACAAGAAATTTCGTGTATATGTAAAATATGTTGTATTCTTTCACTTACAGAATATTTCAAATAATTCAAATAAGGTTTGTTTCGGAACAATACCTTTGGTGGATAAAATGGATATTTATTTGACAAAATAAAAGTATAATTGTTGATTGTAACGCGTATTTCATCATTACATAAATTCATTTGAATACTTTTGTATTCTTTTTTTTTATGAAAATCTAATAATTCTATGTTCCATCTTTTTATAAATGTATTATTGTAATGATTGAATATATAGTCATTATTAAGGGATTGATTTTGTGCTTCCATCATTATTCTTCATATATTGTTTAATCTTTATCTTCTTATCAATTTTTTTATATTACTATCTCCTTTTTTACCCCCACTTAATATTTTTTTATCAACTTCATTTTCTCTTGTAATTGGTGATAAATTTTCATTATCAACTAATATTTTTGTATCAGCACTTATTTCCGACACATTTCCTACAGGCACGGCTTCAACAACGGGTGTATTTATAGGTACTGCCTCTGCTTCTGGGATAATACCAGGTGTTAAATTGTCTTTATAATTTAATTTATAGGATTCAAACAAGGGCGTGAAAAAAAACATGATTAAAAATATTACAAAGGATATTGCGGTTACAGTATTACCAAAATATGTGTGTGCACCAGATATTATATAATATGATAGAATCAACATAATTAATTGAGATTTATATTTGAGAACATCGGCAATCGCATTTTTAAAACTATATTGTGTTGGTTTATTATACGTTTTTACATCATTCGCCTTCATAAACAATGGAAGAGAAAAACAATAAATAATTGTTGCGACTGAGATAAATGGATATACAAATACGAAACCAGCAAAAGTAGTGAATAATATGATTAAAATGATATATATGATTGTAGTAAGTATATTCATACCATACCATATATTTCCCGGTTTCCAATTTTTAGGACCGTCATCATCATCATTATATATTTCATCAGAAGATGAAAACATAGTCGTGAAATATCCAATTGGATTAGAAAAAAGCGACGCTTTTGTAGAACTCTCGCGTGTACTGAATAACCATTTTAAATTAGTGAATAAACGGAAAATTATATTGGCAAAATTTATAAAAAACATCAACATACACCAAAAAACAAATATAACTGGCGCAATAAAAATATTCATAGATTCGGTAAAAATGGATCCAAATAATTTATAAAATGTTTTATTTAATTGTAAATTTGTTGCTAAAATATCTTGTAAAACACTACAAAAATACAATAAAAACGCGTTTTTATATTTCATATTTCTTAAATATCCAAATAAACCACTTTCGAGTATTTTATCATTTTCTTCTTTGGAAAATTCTAATTTCGTAGAATAATTTTTGACACCCCCCAATTTCACATTATTAATGCTTGTTTGAAGAGGAGTATTACTATTATCTGTATCCGGAATTATATTTGTATACGGAAAATACTTGGTATTTACTGGAACAACACTAGATAAAAATGCCTTATTACTATATACAATTCCTGTTCCAACCCCTATAATAATCGCCAGAGTAATTAATTGTCTAAATAAATATACACCATAATTATAAGTATTTTTAAAATTTATTTGATCGGGTTTAGTTTCTTGTTTTTTTTTATCAATTTCCGATGTATTTGATTGATTACTTGTACTCATATTATTATTTAATATTATATTTTCTTTCAATTTACCTTGAATTTACCAAAACCAAAATATTTTTTCTCTACTTATGATAAATGAAAATAAATTTATTATTATATGGTTTCATTACTGTTTTTTCAGTTATCGTGCTTTTTTACTGGACCGATTATTTATTTAAAAACCATTATATTCAAGAGGCTTTTTCAAATATATCCCCCATTAAAGAAGGACCCGATACCACGCATAGTGTGAATTTACCCAATCCAGCTTTTAATAAATATACATGTAAAAATATTTGTGGACCACCTGGGCGTTGTCGTATAACTGGCGAGGATTGTGTATCTGATGTTGATTGTTATGGTTGTGTTCCTCCTCCAATTTATAATCGTGAAATAAAGGACCAAACAACCAACATAAAACCTGTGATGAGCACATTTTCAAAAGACATTACTAAAACCGCAGAAAATATTAATCCTGGAGCAAAACCAGCAAAATATAATATGGGTGTTGACATGTGGAAATCCGATTTTGATTTAGAAGAAAATATTTTTAAAGAAAAATATTATCCGTCAGGAGATTTAACATTTATGATGAAATATCCGGTAAGAACCACGTTTAGTGGCGAATTTATAGATGACGGGGCTTATGCGTTTAACGCGTCCACATAAAGAATACAATAATGAGTAAAAGATTGACTGGTACCATATTTTCTTTTATTTTTAAAAAAAACAGTAATATATATTTAATCATCAATTTATCATATTCATTCCCAAATTTTGTTAGTAATAAACTCAAATCTTCATCTTCATCATACTTAATCAATTTGTCATTATCGCAAATAGTTTCTTCTGATGAATCATCTTCAATATCATCTATATCTTGAAGTAAACAACATTTCACATGATTATTATATGATATTTTTGTATGAAATATTTCATTACAATTTTCACATTTCAAAGGATTCTCATTTATTTTATGTTTATCCGTTTTTAAATGCTTGATAAAACTATTTCTTAGAGGAGTATAATAACTACACGCCGTACAAGTATACAAATTTGTATTTGGGTCTTTCAACAAAATGTCATCATTTTTTAATTCAACTGTTGTCATTATATATGATTTTTAATAATATAACTAGTAAAATCTTTTTATATTATTTATTTTGTATTTGTATTTATCTGTATTTATCTGTATTTATCTGTATTTATCTCTATTAAGTAGCATACATCAATCCACAGTTTCCACCCACAAATGTCACCATATTGATTCGTTCTTCAAAAACAACCAAATTAAAGTTATAATTATATATTCTCCAGGTTGGCTTGTTAATTCCAATAATTTGTCCTGATTCGGGATCACATATGGTAAGTGACTGAGCATACGGATCAAGCGATGGTACAATCGTATTTATTTCAAATTCAATTGTCGTAAAACGACTCATATTAATTGCTCCGGACGGCTGTAAATCAAAAGGGGATGTATTCATACAAAAATTATACACATATAAACCATCTGGCGCATTACCAGCGGTTCTTGTATATTTTTCTACATAATTATATACTCCAACGGGCTGTGCGTTTTCACGATATGACCCGTCCAATAATAATGCCATCGATACTAATATATTTTTTTCATTCTCTAAATTGTAATTTCCAGTCAACATCCAACCTGTTAATTTACCATCAGAATTTACTCCTGGACCAATATATACAACATTGGTCGATCCATCTGGATTTGTCCTGGTTATTTTATAATCCCCATTTGTTGTCGCGGGTGTTAAATCATATGGCAAATAATTATAAGGCCAATTTGTATAATTACTCCACTCATTGCGCAAATTCGCATCACTTCTCTGCATATAAAATGTATAATTTGAAATCATGCCAATCGAATCCAATTGTACTTTATTGGGTCCAGTCACATTATAGAAAACATTTTCTCTCACTTGCCTGAATAAATATTTCTGTTCATTTAAAGCAAATATCCGCGATTCAGCATTTGATAAAAAACAATAAGTACAATTCAAATGAACATCCGCATTCCATAATGTCCTTGTATCTGTATATGAACTTACACCTAAAGAAATATCCGGAGGTGTTTGTAAAAAGCGATAAAATTGCATATAATATAAATTAAAATTAGGCGCTACATATGGATAATTATTCACACTATCCATCACATCACGTATTTGAAACAATTCCTGTATTGGTCTCATTGTAACATTTATATGTAATTCATTGTATTGTAAAGCCACTAAAGGAAACGCCATTTGACTCTTCATAGTAAACCATGAATTTAATGGAATATATAATGTTCTACCACGTATTGATGGCTCCGCGCCAGCCGGATTTGTAGTATAATATGCGTTTGGATATGAGTTCACACGACTTCCCGAATTACCGGGATTATTTAATTCTGGAACATTCCCTATCATTTTATCAAAAAGCGCCTTCTTTTCCGTAGAAAAATCACGCTGTGCCATTGCAAGTATGTAGGCTCCCGAATATTCTTGTAATGTTTGGTTCCCACAAGTAATTGTAATTCGTGATATCATCTGTGCTCCAATATTTTCAATCCATTTAAATTCATATGGTATCCATGCTCCAGTATTATTTTCTGTACTGGCTGTGTCGGTATTTGGTGGAAATATGGGACTCCATATATTCGGCAAATCTACACTCAAATAACAATCCATTAAAAGATCAGCATAACGCTTTACTTTAAATGTAAAGTTTGATTCTTCTGATAAACGCAAGGTTCGCGCTCCTTCAAAATCAAGTCTAAATTTTTGTAATGAAAAATTAGTATATTTATGATATGTCGATTTAAAAAATGTTTTACTTGGATTACCTGTTAAAACAATATCTTGATTACTTGCCGATACCAATTGTATTAATCCTCCACTCATTTATCTATTATATTATAGTAATAAATTTATATTTAACTGATTTTAAATATTTTTATTAATTTTATTAATTTTTGAATAGTTTAATAATTTTAAAATTATTTTAAAATACTTTTATTAGTATATAATAGATACTACTAAAAGATGGATAATATAAAAGATTTTAAAAAAATATTCCAACGTGATGATATTGTCCCATATATGTTTGGAGGTGTTATGGTAATACTTGTCATTTCATTTTTTGTTTATTATTTATACATGAAAAATTTAATGAGTTCTGAGTGTAATTATATGAATAATTTATATGGAACAATAAATGGAAAAATACAATCAGTTAATTCAAAAAGTCCCAACTCAAATTATACATTGAAAGATTATTACATAAAAACTGCTTATAATTGTTGTAGTGGTGGTTCATACAAGAATGATTATGTAAATACATGTAATTTAACAAATGTTCTTAAAGAAGGATGTAGAGGTCTAGACTTTGAAATATATTCAATTAACGACCAACCAGTTATCGCAACTTCAACAAGTGATAGTTATTATATTAAGGAAACATACAATAGTGTTCCTTTTGCTGATGCTATGAAAATAATTGTAAGTTATGCGTTTTCAACAACTGGCGCACCTAATCCAAATGACCCCATCTTAATTCATTTAAGAATTAAAAGTACTAATCAAAAAATGTTCCAAAATTTAGCAAATATTTTGGATAGTTACGATCAATATTTTATGGGACCTGGAACAAGTTATGAAAACAGACAAAGCAATTTTGGAAATACCAAATTGCTCGATTTATCCAAAAAAATTATTTTAATCATTGACAATAGTAACAAAGCATTTATGGATAATCGTGATCTATATGAATATGTAAATATATTGAGTAATTCAGTATTTATGCGCGCTCTTCGTAATTATGATATTAAAAACACCCCAGATCTAGCCGAATTACAAAATTTCAATAAAAAAAATATGACGATTGCGATGCCAGATAAAGGATCAAACCCGTCAAACCCAAGTGGTGTCGCAGCAAGATTAACTGGTTGCCAAATGATTTCCATGCGTTATCAATTGAATGACGTGAATTTACAAGAAAATAATAAGTTTTTCAATGATGCTGGTTGTGCTTTTGTATTAAAACCAGAAAATTTACGTGATATACCTGTAACTGTTCCAGCACCAAAACAACAAAATCCCGCGGTTAGTTATCAACCTCGATCGGTAAAAACAAAAAATTACAGTTTTAATATTTAAGGGAATTTTAGTGATTGGGGATTAAGTTGGTGGAGGATGGGCGAATATATAAATATATTATCTCTACATATGTTAGATAATATATCTAGGAAAATATGAATAAACTATGCGATAAAAATATGTCATTTGATGATTGCGAATTAGTTATTTTACGATCAGCAGTGGATAAGGCGGAACACCAGGTTCGTAAAAAAGCAATTAATTCTCCTGATATTAATAAAATATTAACAATTGTAGAAAATTTTATCAAGAAAAAAAGTCTTATTTGCTACGGAGGAACCGCAATTAATAATATACTTCCTAAACAAGATCAGTTTTATGATAAGGATATAGAAATTCCAGATTACGATTTTTTTAGTTCAAATGCGTTAAATGATGCCAAAGAATTGGCAGATTTGTATTTTAAAGAAGGTTTTGTCGAGGTTGAAACCAAATCTGGTGTACATCACGGAACTTATAAAGTATTTGTTAATTTTTTTCCAATTGCTGATATTACCTTGTTACATGTTGAATTATATAAAAGCATTAAACGCGAAAGTATTAGCGTGGGTGGTATTTTATATGCGCCTGCCAATTTTTTAAGAATGTCCATGTATCTTGAATTGAGTCGTCCTGCGGGGGACATATCCCGATGGGAAAAAATATTAAAAAGACTCACTTTGTTAAATAAACATTATCCTGTTAAAAGTAAAAATTGCAGCGAAATTGATTTTCAAAGAGAAATGTATGACGATAAAAAAGAAGCTCAAATTTATGATAATGTAAAAAATACACTCATTAATCAATCTGTTGTATTTTTCGGAGGTTATGCTATGTCAATGTATGCTAAATATATGCCAAAAGAAATACATCACCAAGTCAAAAAAATCCCTGATTTTGATGTCATTTCTGAAGATGCTGGGTTAACTGCTGAAATTGTAGTGGAGCGATTAAAAGATATAGATGTAAATAACGCGCGTATTGTAGTAAACGATGCGATCGGTGATGTTATTCCAAAAAATTATCAAATCATGATTGGTAAAGATACCATTGCTTTTGTATATGAGCCAATCGCTTGCCATAGTTATAATCAAATTACGGTTCGAGGGCAGAAAATAAAAATAGCTACGATAGATACCATGTTGAGTTATTATTTAGCTTTTGTATATGCTGAAAAAAAATATTATAATGTAGA